TGGGGACCCATCACTCTTATGCTCGGCCGAGAAGGACTTCGAGTATTGCTCGAAGCGCTTCAAAGGCGAGGGCATTAGGTTTCTCACAGTTACCTTGCCTGAATTACGCAAGGCCATTGATCTATCGTTTCAAACCGGTAGATTAGAGACGCCTATGTCTTTTCGTAGATTTAAAGACACGAGTTTACCCGTGTTCCTCCACAGTCATTTCGTGGAGATCTACGAAGATGATGGTACCTTTCGTCTGTTTCCCAACATAGTCTCGATCGACCATGTGAGGCAAGTCTGTGAAGCGTTTTATAAGTTGCAGATTCCCTATAGTAAGCCTTTAGAAGCTGAAACTATAGAGAAGTTCGTACAAAACGAACGTTCTATAACTGCATATCTTAGCGACTCTGTTGCGTTGTGGGGAAGTGCAAGCCATCGTAGCTTGCTTTCTGGTGCAGCAATGCTTTGTCGTGACGTCTTCACAGGTTTAGATCCTAAGGATATCATCCCTGGAAATGGACCTGGCAAATTAGCCACGGGAGAACTCGGTGATGCAAAGTGGATACCAACCACGCGTGTTGCTGAGGTTGATCGTGTCTATCCGGCTTGGAAGTACGTCTTCCATACCCCGAACATGCTCGTAGATCTGAAGGACGATTACCTAGGCCTTAAGAAAATCCCAAGTGGAGTTTCCAAGGTAAAGTTAGTTCCTAAGGATTCTAGAGGCCCTCGCATTATCACTATGGAACCACATTCTTATATGTGGATTCAGCAGGGATTACGTGCGAGATTATATGATTGGTTAGAGAGGCCACTACTCCAGCGGTCTCATAATCGAGAATCCCTTACATCGGGACATATAAACTTCGCTGACCAACGTGTCAACCAGAAACTTGCCCTTGATTCCTCACTTACAAGTGAGTGGGCAACTCTGGATTTGAAGGATGCCTCTGATCTACTGTCCGTTGAGCTAGTTAAGCAGGTATTTAGGCTTCAACCTAAATTACTACGCTGCTTGTTGGCTGCGCGGTCGCACGATACACTCCTTCCGGACGGGAGGATTGTCCAGTTACAGAAATTTGCAGGCATGGGGTCGGCAACAACCTTCCCTATAGAAGCATTCTGCTTTTGGGCCATTGCGGCATCGTGTATCGCTGAAAAGCGAGGCATGGATTTGCGTGAAGCTACGGCTTTAGTCTATGTTTATGGAGACGATATCATCGTTCCCACCGACTTAGCTGAAGATGTAATGGCTGCTTTGGAGTATTGTGGTTTAACTGTAAACCGCTCAAAGAGCTATTACAGCGGACATTTTCGTGAGTCCTGCGGAGTCGAGGCCTTCCTAGGCTACGACATAACACCCGTGAGATTCAAGAAACTTTTCCCCGCGTCCTTAGACGACGGTCAAGAGTTTGCTGCTTGGTGTTCTTACGCAAATGCTTTTATGCGTAAGGGTTATGCTGAGTTAGCTGAAGCTATATTCAAGGATTTGGAAAGCATTTTTGGAAGGATCCCTTACGGGACTTCCACGTCTCCCTTCCCTTGTAGATTGGCTTTAGATGCGTTTGATGCTGAGGAGCTCAACAGGGCTTCGAAGATTAGACGTCGTTTTAACTCCAACTTGTATCGTTTGGAGTATCGGGTCTACCATTTGGTTCCTGTGAGCCACCCGACTACTTTAGATGGATACTATCGCCTCACCCGGAATCTCATTTCCGGTTCCGGTGATAAGCCGTCGGAATTTGTTCTTCCTAATGAGGTGAAACTTGTTAGGGGGTGGATGGCGGTATAGCCTAACAATCTATACTTAGC